TAACCCGCACTGTATAAACTCACCATCCGTATAAATCTGGTCGCGGTCAGTTGTTTTAATCTCGACTGTTTGGCCTTCACATTCAAGCCTTAAACCTCGATAAAACCTTGATATGATTTTATCAGCAATCGCTAAAGCCTGAAATTTGCCTGTGCTTTTTGGATAAAACAATCCAACACGATACGCGCCATCTCGACGATTATAGCCAGTCGTGTTTAGCGTTGGCGCTTGCGTCATGGCTGGCATATCCATCTCGCGCAAATATGGCGTACCAATCACCGGGGTGTAAGCCGTGTTTTCAGTCACAACATGAGGCAAGCTTGGAATACTCATCAAATGGCCAAGTAGTGCTTTGCTTACATAGGATTCGTTTATTATTGCCATTATTTAACCTTCCCAATTTCCTCAGCCGCAATAGCCGGAAAATTCATTACTGCTCTAGCTACCATTTTGCTACCTTTTGCTGACCATTCTTTGTTTTCTAGTCTGTCAGCATAAGGCAGTGAGTTTGTCATAAAGAAAGTAGAACCCATCTCGATATTAGACACGTTAGAAGTTAACTTGCTAATCGAGCCTTGCTTCTCGCCTTCTCCGCTAAACTCACCATTTATCGTTGTTCCGTCATAGTCACCAAAAGCAAACATCCAGTTAGCCGCGAATCTACCAGTATCAACTGGCGATTCAACAATAACGGCAGTCCCCGACCTAATCAGCGATTTCTCAACAACAGTTTGCATTCTATCGCGTGATAGTTTGCGGAACTCTGCGAGCTTTGCGGACAGGTTGGTTGTTGTCATTATTTCCTCAATTGCAAACTATACATAACCAAAATGCCAGCAGGGTTAAGCGGATTTAATGCTACTATGCGCCACTTTACACCCTCAAGTGTAACCGTCATATCAATTTCAGGGGTTTCGCCTTTATACAGCATCTTAGCGTCACCGTTTTGAATTACTGTTCCATCAATCTCGCCTATTTTGTAATCTAGTGAGCAGCCTAAGCCGCTAACAGTTATATCAGGTGTCGCGCCTACAGCATTGCCGTATTGATCAAAACCTGCTTCTTGTCCTGCCATAACCAGTGTGACAGGCTGGCCAAACTCATCGAGTAACTCCTCGGCAAGCTCGGCCATTTCGTCATAAAATACTGTATCTGTCATACTAGCCGCTTACCCAAGTTACCGCCGCCAACTAAAAACGGACGCATCAATAAATCAAGTTCAGGTACGCGCGGCTTATATGTTGGCGTTGTGCCATCTTGATATTCTGTTTCTTTTTCTAGTACGTCAGCTTTTTTGAATGTGCGCTTAACCAACCCACCAGACAGCGATGCAAAATCAATCCTCAATCGTCCAGCTTGCTGCATCTCAACCGCTTTTAGTGCGGCTTTGTTTATCAGCAACAAATACTCGTCGGCAATATCCGGTAATTTATATTCATCTGCAAGATTGTAATACGTGTTCATAAAATCAGCAGACAATACCAAGTCAGCGTCAATTGTTGACGTATTAACGGCTATCCCGCGAGCAGTAGCATACGTTGTATACTCTGCCTCGGTTGTGTATGAGTCTGTTTTTAGTGTTGGCATTTAGACCTCTATTGATGATATAGCTGAGCCTGCTGTGGTTGTTGAGATAGTCATAATCAAGCCGGTGTATATGTTAGAGTCGTATCGGTCATATCCACCCACTTGGTGCCATCGCAGATAACAGGTCTGTTTGCTGGTATTGTGCCTCTCGCTGCGTTTGTTATGCACCTAGCTCCAGCCACTTTGTTTATGTAAACCGCACTTAAATTTACAGGCTGTGTAGAGCTATAAATTTCTAACGTTGGTGCTCCGCTGGAAACTCTAAAAATAGCGTCGTGCGCTACCGATGATGACTCTGTAAAAAGTTTTACATTGATTGAGTCAGAGGCGTTTATTAATCTATATACATTAGTTATTTTGGATTTTATGTGTACCTCACAGCTTTTCGCGGTGCTAACAATGTAATCGAGGTCATTAATATTACAGTCATCTAAGTATATAATCGGAACGTTAGCTACTTCTGCAATATTAATTAATCTGTTGATGCTCTCAATATTACAATTTTTAATTACAATCAAATCTACTAGTGCTGTTGCTGATAAATTTAATATCTTTGCATCATCGTTAGCTGTAGTGCCAAAGATTTCAACATTATCAAAAACAATGGTTTTTACTGTAGAAGTTATGTTAATTAAATCTATTGTTGAACCTGCAAAATTTGTTAAATCTAGCGATAGATTTTTAAACGTTAGTAAATCAATTACCCCCGCGCTCTGATTTAACATTCGCCCGCCTACCGCTGACACTTTAAATATTGTCCCATCGAATGTTAGCTTTTTTAACCCTGTCGTTATCGAAACACACCAATTTTGATCAGCTACTAGCGATAACGCCCCTATTCTAACGTCATTGATTTTGCTGAGCAGTGGATCGAATGTGACGCCGGGCTTGATTGTTAGTGCAGTAGTCGTGGATGTGCCAACACTCCCAGAGTCGAAATTGACGCCAGCCATCGTATTAACCTCGTCAGAGTAAACAACTAGACTCCCACCATGAGTTTGTACAGTATTTTGCATGGCACTGATTTTTGTAACGTTTACATTGTAAATTGGCCCTTTTGCTGGTTGATATGCTATAAATGCCGCTGCTTCTGTCCCCTGAACCGACAAACAATCATCACTAGAGTTGCCGCTAACTTTTGCAGTTATGTCCCTAGACGCCCCATAAATTTTCAGTAAATCCGAGTTACTACTGCCGCTGTCGTCAACATCAACATTTAGCGCCCCTCCGACTTGGCATGAATATTTTGCTGTATCATTTGTAACTACTTTTATTTTGCTATCAGCTATATACGCAAACACAGCCCCGTGCGCATTATACCCACCTGACAGCGTAGTTTGTGCATAGTTGTAATCAATAGAAACGTCAACATTGATATTTTTATCCATAACGTAGGCGCTGAGCGATGTGGCAGGTAGTAGCGATGTGAATGCTACTAGAGTCACCTGAATTGTATCTGCATCTACTATGCGCCTGATGCGAAACGGCAGGTTATAATCTTCTATGTCAGAGCCTTGCAAACAAACACATGAATGAATATCTAATCCGTGTGATGTCCAACTTATTGTTGCAACATGATTTACTACACTAGTAACAGTAACACTTGCGGGAGTTGAATAAAGCGCCTCGTTGCAAATTGGCAGTATTGCGGGTATCCCGTCCCTGATTTTCAGCACCCCGCCATTTTTTGTTATAAGGCTAGTGTCACTTTTGATTTTCAGCGTTGAGTCTATGTAAATATCCCCGCCTATTTCAGATGGCCATATATCAACGCTTCCGGTTAAATCTAGAGCCGCTTGAATCGCCAATGAGTTTGCGGAGGCATAGGATTGGTCGTTGGCAGTTAGAAGTAATCCATGTGTCTCATACAAATAATTAACCGTATCAACAACATCCGTCCCAGTAGACGCCGTCACATCTTGAGAATTTACACCAGCTTTTAATATACCGATAGCCATCTTATTAACCCCACACTATTGAATTTGTTGTAACTTTGCCGCCGCCAACTACACGCCCGCCTTGGAGCCAAAGGTAGTCGTACATAGCGAGATTGCCATCCGTTGTAATTATACAGGTCGCACCTGAGCCGTTTTCAATTGATGAAATACCAGCTATCCACTTGCGCACTGATTCTAGTGGTATAATAACAGATTCGCCGTCTAAAATATCACCGATTTGATAGCCGCCAGTTAAATCTAGCTCACCTAATCCGGAGACTTTATAAGCCGCACTGGCATCAGTGCCTTTCAATATTGGGGTAATGGTTTCGCCACTGGTATTGTGAATAATCATTACTTGGTCTGCGTCTTGTTTATATGCAAACGTCTCGTTATCGTCTAACAAGTTTATGATTAGGTCTTTTGTGCCTTTGACTTTTTCAAGGCTGGTTTGGATTAAATCTGCCACTATTTTTCCTGATTTGGAATTATAGTGGCATTATAAATTAATCGCGGTTAGATTGGTAGGTTTAACACAGCTTACACCATATTTGGGCTTTGTGTGGTATGACCAGTTTATCTTGCTTTATGCGTTCTTTTTAGTATGTAACCAATATCATATATATCAGCGGTTCCATTTGTTCTTATTTTTACTACTGCGCCATTAGTAGCCCATGTATTTAAAGTATAGCCACTATGTGAAAACGATACTTTTCTAGCCACCCCAACACCCTTAGCGAACCCAAACTC